AGAAGAACCTTAGACGTGACTGGTGGAAGCAGCAGGCATGAACCACACCCCGACTATCAATCCTCAGTTGTCCTGGTTTACCACGCTGGTGTTTATATCTACAGTCAACAGGACTGTCATCAGCAACAGGATTGTTTTTGAATACGTGAGCAGGATCAGAAACTACTTCTAGTTTTCTGACTGTGCCTTTGTATTCGTAAGTGAACGTACCATCCCCCTTACCACTAGCATCATACATATCATTGACCTTCGTGTGTTGAAAGTCTTTGAACTTCATCAACCTACTGAGTGTTCTGCAACGTTTAGTCTGATGCTCATTGTGTTTGAAGACTAGCATCCTCCACACAGCAGGTCCACCAGCGGCAATGAATGCTCTAGCACTACTGATTACTTTGTTGTAGTCTACACCTACCCTATACTGTTGTATGGTATCTTCTAACCCATCGATAGAGAAGATAAGAAAAGAATCTTTATGCGATGCTCCCATGAGGGCACCAAGTTTACCCCAAAACTCTTGGTCTCGGGTGCCTCCATTAGTACTCATCTGGAAAATGATATTCCTATTCACATTCAGAGTGTAGGAATATATTTCTAGCAGGTCCTCACACAATGTGGGTTCACCAAAAGACCCTTGGAAGTACATCATCTCTGTCTTCCTAAGGGTCTCTGGTGGGAACCACTCCTTCCACTGCTCAATGCTGATGGAAGAACGATTCATTGATGGGTCCGGTTTCAACACCGCTACCTCATCGTTATAAGATGTCTTGTGCCTGGCACACAGAGGACACTTGGAGTTACAATGATCTGTTAGATCAATGAGGAACTTCACTTATCACGCCAGTGGATCTCAGGGTATGCTTTCTCTACAACACTGCGGGTGATGCGATACTTGCTTTGCAGCATACCATCCTTGACTAGACAGATAATCTCTGCCTCGTCAGCATGAAGACTCTCCAGGAGTTGGATCAGCATAGTCTCACGCTTCATCTGTGACAGGCGATCGTTACCACCACGGATGAAGTTGTAAAGGGTGCGCCACTCACTGATAAGACGTGTGTGACCCACTGCATTAGCAGGAGTATCGTTTACCTTGTAAGGTACAGGTCCTTCTGGGATAGCACTGAAGATCTGCTTATCAAAGTTCCAGATCAACACTGCCTTTACATCATCCCGCTTATTTTTTGACAGGATCTCTACCTTTTTGTCAACCGTCTTAGCACCGTGAACTGCTTTGAACAACTCAGATACAAGAGGATTATCAGGAAGTTTTGCCATAGTTAGTCTTCAAATTCATCTAAATGTGGAGTGTCACCCTCAAATCGGAAGGAGATAAGTGACTCAGCAATCGGATTGCCGTTCTCGTCAAACATCTCTGGGTGTGTGTACTGTGGGGTTACATCATGGATGTATGCCCGAACTAGGTAACCAATTACTAGTCCTAAACCAACGGTCTGTAGTAGGATAACGACACCCATGACTACAAAAACGACTGTGGAATCAAGAGACATAATTGTTTCTCTCTCTTTCTATATGTAGGGAATATTTTACCCCAAACAATTTGAACAGAGGAATAATTCTTGCGAAGTTTGGTTTCCTTTTACGGTTGCGAAGAAGGAGTTCAAACCCCTTGTTCATGGTCAGATCATCTCTCGATCTTGAAGATACTTCAAAGTCTCTTTGCATCCACCTATCGCTTTGTTGTTGATGGATACCTGAGGAAACGTTGCTGCCTCCTCAAATTCCAAAATGAATTGTTCTCGTGTGAAATCTTTGTCTAGTTTATACTCGATATAATCGATGTCAATAGAGGCAAAGAGTTGTCTAACTCTATCACACCACTGACAATTATCGCGGGAGTAAACTACTGCCTTCATAGGTAGGTATGTTTTTTATGTAATCGGAAAATAAATCGGCACCTTCCGTTAGAGAAGATGCCATTTGTCGGAATCCAGTTCCAACATAAATTTGCCCCGCCACCACTGAGACAGTTGCGATGCCCCAGAAGATGTAATACCATTTAGATTTGACTTGATGTCGTCTAATCTTTTTCATAATAAAGAGGTCACTCAGGTATTATATCATCTTATTGGATGGTGGTCAATAAGAACCAGTACGTGCCTTTTTCTTTTCGAGTTCAGCAACTTCCATCATCACTGCCTTCTTAGCCAATTCTTGATTGCGCCAGTAGTTTACAGTGTTAGCATGAGCATCTTGCGAAAGTCGTTTCCAGCAACGTTCCCGGAAGCGCCACATGGGAGATGCATTCTCCGGAGGAGTAACATCTTTAGTACCATCACTATCCAAAACTTGTTTTGTATGTTTCAGATCAGTAGCAGTGTCAGATAATGTAAGTCTCCTTGATAGTGACATTGATAACACAACTATACTACATCAACTTTATTTAGTACAGACTATCCTCTTGGGAAGACAGAATTGTGCAGTCAGAAGTAGGGTAGGCAACGCAGGTGAGGACAAACCCTGCTTCAATTTGATCGTCGTCTAAGAATGATTGGTCGTCTTGATTTACTGTGCCCTCTACCACCTTGCCAGCACATGTAGAACATGCACCAGAGCGGCAGGAGTAATCAAGATCGATGCCTGCTTCTTCAGCAGCATCGAGAACGTAGGAGTCTTCTGGACAGTCGAAGGTTGTGTCTTCGCCTTCGGGGTTGCGGATTGTGATCTTGAACATTGTAATTATTGAACGTGAACTGTACCAATCATACCAGCGCCTTTGTGAGGAGCACACCAGTATGTGTAGTCACCTGCTTCAGTGAAGGTGACATCGAACTCTTCACCTGGAAGCAATGCAAGTGCTTCGTGGTCGAGTTCAGGATGATCCTCAACAATAACATTGTGAGGGGGGAGCATGTTGTTTACAAAGTGGACTGATTCCCCGGCAGAGATAGTAACTTCTGCGGGATCAAATACTAGGTTGCCATTGGCACCCATTTGAACGTCCACTGCCCAAACAGGTGCAGCGAGAAAGAGTGTAGCGAGAAGTGCGAAGAAGAACTTCATTTGTGATTCGCGATCCCATTATATAGACAAAAAAAGTAGGGGTGTCCTGGGTTTTGCCAGGATCCCCTAACGCGGCGACGATATGTCACTATTTAGGAATTCCTTTTCATTTTGATAGGGTGTAGTCTCTCCTGTCCAAAGTTTATAACCTTGTATAACTTCAGGAACTAACCATTCATCAACTCGGTAACAATATTTCCAGTTAGCGGGTTGAATGCAATTCATTACAACTACATTCCAGAACGCTACCAGATGTATCACTAGTGTTTGCATTCCAGTGCCTCACAACTCCAGATATGATAAAAGCGTTAGTGACCATGTAACTAACAAAAATAATGGTGCGTACGATAGCAACGTAATCATCATAAGGAGCTGTCTTGTCGTCACTGAAACTGCCTAGACTATACTTCCAGATTTTGTAAAGCATCCATGAAAAAAGGGGGTCGAGACCCCCTCAGTATATCACAGAGCGTTGCCTCTTGGCAATACTTCTTCTGGGAAAATGAAGTTCTCATGTGGTTGGTCAGCAGGTGCCATCCAAGCACGGAGACCTTCATTTAGAAGGATGTTCTTGGTGTAGAACGTCTCGAACTCTGGGTCTTCTGCTGCTCTGATCTCTTGGGATACAAAGTCGTAAGCCCTAAGGTTGAGAGCAAGACCAATAATACCGATGGAACTTGTCCAAAGACCCATAACAGGAACAAAGAGCATAAAGAAATGCAACCAACGCTTATTGCTAAATGCAATACCGAAGATCTGAGACCAGAAACGATTGGCAGTAACCATCGAATAGGTTTCCTCTTCTTGGGTTGGTTCAAATGCTTTGAACGTGTTTGCCTGTTCACCATCTTCAAACAGTGTGTTCTCTACAGTCGCACCATGAATGGCACAGAGCAGTGCTCCACCTAGGATACCTGCTACGCCCATCATGTGGAAGGGGTTCAGGGTCCAGTTGTGAAATCCTTGGAGGAACAACAGAAATCTGAAGATTGCTGCGACACCGAAGGATGGAGCAAAGAACCAACTGCTTTGCCCCAAAGGATAGATGAGGAAAACAGAAACAAAGACAGCAATGGGACCAGAAAAGGCAATGGCATTGTAAGGACGGATACCGACAAGACGTGCGATCTCAAACTGACGGAGCATGAATCCAATCAGGGCGAAAGCACCATGGAGGGCAACGAATGCCCAGAGACCACCGAGTTGACACCAGCGAACAAAATCGCCTTGTGCTTCGGGACCCCATAAGAGTAGCAGTGAATGACCCATGGCGTCTGCCGGGGTAGAGACTGCTGCGGTGAGGAAGTTACAACCTTCCAGGTAAGAGGAAGCGATGCCGTGGGTAAACCAACTGGTTACGAACGTTGTACCAGTGAGCCAACCGCCA